TCTCGTTTCTCTCTGAAGTTTGTCGATGGCCTTAATAGATCTGCGTAGTCGACGATAATCATGTCAACACGTTGATTTCTTTTCTTTAGCTTTTCTAGGTGTGTTCTCAAAGTATTGCAGCTAGCTGTCTTGGTCGGGTATTCTTTAATTATAAGGCCGCCGGGAATATCACTAATACTTTCGAGCACCTCGTCTTTTCTGGCGAAAAGGGTGGACAGCGGCACTGAACTCAAGCAACTGTCATAGCGCTGGCCAGTCACAGCTTCTGAAAGCTCTAGCGTGTAGTGTATCACATTTTTGCCAGCCTTCAGTGCATTTGCGCCTAGATGTGCCAAGGCCATCGACTTGCCTGCGCCTGTCGGAGCGATAACAACACCTAGTTCGCCTGTGCCTAGGCCCTTCTTCATAATTTGATCGACCTTGTCCCAGCCGGTGGTGATAGGATTGCGGGCCTTAATTTCATAGCGTGCCTCGAAGTCTCTCAGGAAGTCGTGACCAAAATCATTATCTGTGCCTAAATTTAGTGCCTGATCAATGACAGTGCGAACTTCGTCGTATGACGCATTCTCGATAAGATCGACAGACTGCATGAGCGCTTCTTTTAGTTTTTGCTTTTTACAAAAGTCCAGCGCGGTTTCTTTGATATACTTTTCGTCTTGGATGTCGCTGATACAAATTCTAGCGAAGTAATCTCTCACCTGCTTCTGCAAGACGTCATTGTGACTTTCTAGCTCCGTACGAAGCACTGCTGCCAAGATCTTATCCGTCGGGTGCACGTTATATTTCTTGCGATAATTGAAAAGTTTCGTCACAAACACTCGCAGGTACTTTAGCTCAAAGAATGATGCGTCAAGCACCTCTTCGATCTGATCTGCGAATGGACGGTCCTCCATTATCATCTGGGCCAGCGATTCTTGGAACTGCTTGCCATATTTTGAAAAATTAATATTAGTTTGCATTCTTTACCTTCTACATTTAAGTTAAGAATATTTTAACGATTGTCTAGAGAAATCTTGTTCATGTGACCAAATAAATCAGTGAAGTTAATCTCTCCAAATCCATCCTTTATCATCATCTTAATTAGCTCTGTTTTATTGAAAGACATGTCTGGATCTTGGAGCGTGTCACCGATTAGTCTCTTCGCATCGATAGTTAGCATGGGTGCGTAGAGTTGCATAATCTGGTAGTTTTCTCGAAGTAAGTCCTCGTTTTCTAAAATGTTTCTGTAGGCCTTGACTTCTTTGTCTTCAAGCCCTTTTTTACAGTGATCAATGATGTCAGAAAAAGTTTTATTTTTTTCTTCTTTAAGAAAAGGAAAACGCTTGGAGACCGTCTTGAGACCAACGCCAGGGATGCCATCGATATTGTCTGATTTGTCTCCCACCATGGCTCGTGCCATAGCAAAATTTGTCGGGTGAATGTCGAACTTCTCAAGAATGCTGTTCTTATTCAATACCTCTTTTTGTATTGGGCGATAAAGAACAGTCTTGTTGTCAAGAAGCTGGAAGAAGTCCTTGTCACTTGACAAGATGATCTTGTCATGATCTTGCAGGAGCTTATGCTTTGCGACATACGCAATGATATCATCGGCTTCGATGCCCTTGAACATGAATTGGATCACAGGAATATGATTGTAGTATTCGATTAGGCGCGTCTGCTGCCAAACCTTATTCTCCATCTCCTCTTGCGGAGTCATGTTCCTGATTGCCCTGTTGAGGCGGATCGGCTTTCTACCTGATTTATAGTCTTTTTTCATAGACTTTCTCTTGGCAGAGCCGCCCTCGCCATCCCAACAAATAACAATCATGTCAGGCTTTGACTCGCGAACCAGCTTTTGCATGCTTTGCATGCAGCCGCGAAGACCACCGATTGGGGCTCCGTCGATTGACACGCTGGGGTTTACGATATAATTACGGAAAAAGAGATTTAGCTGATCGATGATCAGTACTCTTTTGTTGGAACTCAATTTTACCTCTCTTTAATCGCCTCTGTAAATCCTACTGACGACTTTTCCTACTTTGTATGGAATAAACGAAAACACGCCATCAATCTTTCTAGCATCGACGGCCATTTTTTCAATGTGGCTTTCCAAAGTTGATTCTAACACGAAAAACTTAACTTTTAGATATGTCTTTTCTACCGTATCCGATATTGGCTTTGCTGGGCCCACAACCGTGCAGACTGTGATCCCGCAAACTCCTCGCAAGTTATCAGTTACAACTGTTAGTTTTTTGTCACGAGATGACCTCATGACCACATCTGCTTCGTAAAGCGTATCGTTGAAATATTCACGAACAAGAGTTTTGAGAGAGTCCATTAAATTTCCTCCGCTAAACTAAATAGTTCAAAGTTTGTACATTTCAACGGTATTATCGCCGGTTGTGTAATAAACACGCTTGACACCGACATGTTTTAGCGCCGCATGGCACATAGAACAGGGTTTGCTGTTGCGGAACTCACCCACGCGATTAATCCTGCAGACATATACATCTGCGCCTGTTGTTACGCTACGCGGCAAACCGAGCACCACGCCCAGCTCTGCATGGACAGTCGCGTGGCCTCTTGCTGGGTTCCTAAACCTCTTGCCAAAAGAGCTATAGTTCTCCTTGTTGCAAGAGGAATTGATGACGGACCCACCTTTTACTAATAGCGCCCCGTGTCTAATCTTGCCATAGGGACTATCACGCGCAATGCTTTTGGCCGCTCCGAAAAGTCTCTGCATTTTTTTTGAAACCCTGATCGGACGGCCAATAACATCTGTTCTTAATTTAATATCATTCATTTTCCTATATTAATATAGGTACGAATGTTGTTTGGTAAATTACTCTTCTTCAGTCTCGGAGTCAATGTCGTAGAAGTCGTTTGCATTTCCTTGCTTGGACTCAAATCTCATGATAATCTCCTCGTCCATAAGTTGCATTACGCGATTCCTAAACTTCTCTTCCTTGAGCTTGTCTAGCCATTTTGAGGCCTGGAACTTATCAAATGTTCCGTCCTCATAAACTAGGCTGTACCAAGCACCGGAATTCTGCAGAGAATCTGATACCTTAATCGCCTCGAACCAGCTTTCCTCGTCTTGGATACATGCGTCTTCAGAGCCCCAAAGAATCTTGAACGTGCATTGTCTGCCTTGTGTGCCAAAGCGGCTTTTCTTTAGGGTGACCTTAACTTCAGATCCAATTCTAAAGCCGTTTTCGTCATTCACAAACGATGATTTAGCTTTTCTGGATGTTAACCACATTCTCAAAGAATAAGTATAGGGCAAAGACTTTCCACCGGGCGTGAACCACGGCGTTGTCATGGCTTCAGCAACGTTACTCGTAATATTGGTTTTTAATTGGTTAAGCACCAGAAGCGTGGATTGTGTGTTCGCAATCGGTTGTGTTAATTTTTGTACACCTTTTGACAAAATTCTAGGCTTTACGGCCATTGAGGACAGGGGGTTGAAGTCGCCGGCGATATCTGTTTCACATGGGGTCTGTGCTACGGAATCCCAAACAAAGAGCATGGGATTTTCGTTTGTTCCCAGCATCTCTTCGATAGTTTCTAAGACTGTCTCAACACTGTGGGCTTGAGTGTACAAAAACCAGCCCATTCCGTCTGGCGGCTCGTCATCTAGGCAACAGCCAACACGCTCTAGAAAGACGCTGTCGATTGCTGACTCTGAATCAAAATAAATCACATCAATGCCCATCTTCTGGGCGTTGGCGGCCACTTGTGCCGCCATGTAAGACTTACCGGTGCTTTCTTCTCCAGCGATCTCGACGACTTTGCCCATTGGAACGCCAGCTAGCTTTCCCTTACAGATGATACTGTCTAGCCACCTAGAGCCTGTTGGGATCCACTTCTTGACATCTGTTGGATTCTCACCAGAAAGCGAAAAGGCAATTTCTGTGCCTGCCTTCTTGTTAACCAAATTTCTCATTTCTTTAAGGTTGAGACGACCTAGTTTCTTCGCTTTCTTCGCCATGATATTTCCTGTGTATAAAAACGAGGCACCTGTAAGCCTGTGCCTCCCCGTGGCTTAATATAAGAACAAAGTCTTATACGTCAAACGACAAAGTACCCTTTGGGGTCTCTAGGTGTGCCGTCCATCCGGAAAGAGGGTTGAGCCCAAAATAATAAGGGCGTGGTGTAAAGTTCTTCAACTCGGCCACTGTGGTCTTTACCTCTGCGCGCAGAGTTGTGAAGCCTCTCTTGTGATCGTATGTTTCAGTTGTTTCCTCAAGATAATTGGACATTTCCCAAAAATTCTCTTTGAGAACATCTGTAACAAACTCTGTAAAACACTCATCGCCACGATTATAATCCTCTAAAAGATCCTCGTCACGCATGTCGTCTAGTGGATCGCCTTCAACGGTAAGACCAGAAGTGATTACCTCGGCAAAACGCTCCACCGTGCTTGTTTCCTCTAATGCTGTTTGGACGTGCGTCTCGTTAAAATGAAACGTGTCTGTCCCTTCTTCATATACAAATTTAACGACGGTATCGTCGTCGTACTCGCTAAACTTATTATTAAATGTAGACATCTTTTCTCCTACTCTATTGTGTCTTTAAAAATGAGGCACCTGTAAACCCGTGCCTCCCTGCGGTAGGGGAACTTTTACATTCCTAGATCTGCAAAAGCGCGATCGACGCTGCTCACCTCGGCGGTAGAGTTATACTTGGTGGTCTCGGTTGAAACCTCCTCTGCATCCTCTTCACCAAGAAGGAACTGGTCTAGCATTTGCTGAATCTCCGTTGGAGTCTTACGTGCGGACTCGAAAACCTCATCGAAATCCGGGATAGAATCCAACATTCCTGACGTAGTGTCATCAGACTCGGTCAGCGGAGACGACTTTCGTCGAGGGACGATTGTTGTCTGCGGGAACTGTGCCCCTGCTGGCTTGCCGTAGGTAATGACCAAGTCAGTGCCCTCGTTGACATCAGTGATGTCACCATACTCGGGATTGAGCACAAGATTCAAAAGTTCCTTGTACGCAGTCTTGCCATAGCCCCATAGCTTAACACCCTCGTCTTCCTGTCCTCGCACAATAACTGGCGAGAAGAAGCGCTGGCGTGCTCCAAGGTTCTTGGCCATCTTGACACTCTCGTCAGAGCCCTCGTTGTACAGCTGGCGGATAAAATCGTTAAGAGGATCATCCTCGCCAAAGTTCTTCTTTGGGCTCAAGAAACCCGGGTTGTTGCCCAGATTATAGTGGAACCAGTACTCCTTGAACGGATCGCCATCAGACGTTGGCACAATACGAATGATTGTCTCGCCGTCATCGGGTCGCCAAAAAGAACTCTTCCCGCCGCGATTTTCCAAGGCATCGCGTTTTGCCTTCATTTTTGCTAAATCAATTCCCATTTTTTTCTCCTTTTGCGTTTAGCTATAGTACGACCGGTCAATCTCCCGGACGCCTTAAATTATAATGTAAGAACAAAATATCAAGAGTCAATGTTTTGTTCCTGCACATAAGAAGCGTGGTGAGAAACATAAATATAGTTTTGTTCGTAATCTGTTGAATGTATCGCAAAACATGATGTACATTTCTCTCCAGCCTTGTCAGCAACATAGGACCTAATTTTGTGAAGTAAATCTTTTTCTTCATCTAGTGTTTTTTGTGAAATTCCAAAAAAGTATTTTTTAGATCTTGGATTTTTTAGATCGTAAAAGGTTTTTTCATCAAAGTTACTGAAGGCTACGACACCCATAGTGCAAATTTTTATGGTCTCTTTGTCGTCTGTGATAGTCGATAAAAGAGGCTCCGTATTCTTGAACACATTTAACATATGATATGTGCTAGATATAACCTGGTTAATCTCTTGCCAGTAGTTGGCGATAGAGACATTGCCGAGCACTGATTCTACCAGCGAGTTTTTAATTATATACATCTTGTCTAGCAGTCCGGATCTCACATATTCTTGCAAAACGCCAAAAACGATTTTCTCTCTTGTGAACGCACTATTATCAGGATTTACTAAATCTGCCTTAACATACAAAAGAGTTATGTTGCAATGGGCAAGATCTTGCAAGAATCTCAAACTAATGCCTGAAATCTTACCAGAGCCCGCTAAAACTACTGTAACGTCCCCCGTTATGTGGGACAGGTCCAAAGTCTCATACTGCGCCTCGTATTCTTCGTGTGAAGTCTGTGGACGTATGTAAAAGAAGTTTTCTCTGTTTGACGCGTCGCTATCGACGTAGTATCTCTTATACTGTGGGTAAACAGAGAACGAATCTACAATTCTGCACCCGGCGGCGCCTATTCCTACTAAATTCATGCTATCCTCTTCATATCTCCGAAATCCAAGCCCAGGCTCATGTTTGTTCTAAAGTCACCAAATCTAGTCTTTGAGAACTCTTTTCGCATGCTTTCTACTAGCTCCTTGTCTTCAGCAGATATATCTAGAACAATGCTGTCGTGAATACAAAAAGCAACGAACGATTTTTTGCTCTTAAGCATTTTGTCTAATTTCATCGCAGCAGTTAACATCATATCACTAGATGAGCTTTGTATTAAGTAGTTTAGAGCCTTGTCCTCATCAACACTGATAGTCCTACCATACGGCGTGACCATTTCAAGGCCGTCGTAGTATTTTTCAAGGACCGCTTCCCTATCAAAGAAAGTGTTTAATTTTTTGTTTTTTGAGGCAGGGTTGTAAAGCCATGCAAAAACTTTTTTCTTGACCTCGTCACGAGTGTACTTGTCATCAAATATTTCTTTAGCTAACCAAGAATGCAGGTCCTCTTCAGGCTGATCCTGACCAAGCAGACCAAGCAACACACGCAATTCAGAAGCGTTATAATCAAGCTCTAGAAAAACATCGTTTTGTGGCTTGAGACATGTGCGCAGGTCCTTATTTAAAGTTAAGATAGGGAAGCTGTCCTTTTGTGTGGTTAGGCGACCAGTCACTGTGCCCCACGGATTGTAGACAATTTTGTTCTTATCTAAAGATATCTTCTGTGCCCCGGTCTTTTCATCGGTCATATCTAGTTCAGAAAGGTCGATATTGAGCGTTTGATTAGATATCTTGTTGACAAAAAATATCAAGTCCCTCATGAAGTCGTGATTTGCCGGCTTTTTACAATTTTTGAAAACCTCGGCGGTTATTTCATTTTTGAGAGAAAAGTAATCCAATAAAAACTTTTCTGGCACGCAGTCATAAAAGCAAACATCGTCTAAATTTATGCGCGCGTTAAAAAACGTCTTTAGAAACACCTTTGCCCGGTCGTTTAGCTTTTCAAATCTGCGCTTGCTTTTCTCTGGGCATAGATCCGCCAGGGCCTTACCGCCACTCCAGATTTGTGCATATTCGACCTCTTTACCTAGCAGAGACGGAGAGGGCGACCAAGTGTGCGTCAATACTTCATCGGAATAGTCATCGTGAAGTTCATCTGCGCAAAATATCTTGTAGCATTCGTGTTTAGTGTCTAACAGTTGAAAAATCAACTTTTCCTCATTTTATGTTTTTTGTACCAGTTAGAGAATACTGAACTCGATCGGGATTGTTGATTTCTCTTTCAATCTCGGCTTTTCTTTGTGAGTATTCTTCTGCGGATACGCCGTACCAATAACGGCCTTTTGATAAAAATTTAGAAACATGCTGGCCTTTTGTCAAGTTATTTATTTGGTTTAGTGCGGCCTCTTCGCCAAAAAGCCTAGCTCTTTTGACAACTTCTTTTGAGTGTAGATGTAGCTCTTGCGGTGTGTGCATCGTTGACGTTTCAGCTAATCTCAACTTTAATATTATCTTTAGCCAATATTCTTGTTCTTCTTTTTCGCTTGTAAACATAGCAGTGCCTGGTATCTCGCGCTCTTTTCTTACTGTTTTTACTTTCGTGCCATAGCCGCTGTCGAGGCACTTTGTGTAGTTGTCAACTGTATATGTATTGTATTGCCTGTAAAAAGCACTATAAAGCGATCGCAGCTTGCTGCCCAGATTTATATATTCCTCCAGGTGGGCCTTATTATAGTAGGTCTCAAAAACATTATCAAAACTGGCCGCGGAGCGGTCCATGTAAAGCTGGGCGCCGGTTAAAGTATCGTTTTCGTTTTTGTCATTCATGCCAGACGCTAGATTGAACACTAGACGCCAGGGTGCGTTCTTATCGACCATGAAGCCAAACTTTTTTGCCTCGTTCACAAAAAATGTGAAATTTCTATCGTTCACGTAATCATATAATCTAGCTTGTTGCTCAATACTATGCGACTCATTGCCAATCTCCAGCATCAAGCCTGAAACAAAAGAAGAGCAGTGGCTGGATAGTAAAAAGCCGGTCTTAGTTAACGGGAAAAGCCTGGCTGTTCTTAAAACAAACTTTACGAACTCTCTAATAAAATCTTTTTGATTTTTTATTTTCTCGCCTCGCTTATCAATTGGAAGATAGGAATTAACGAAGGTTGTGTAAAGTTTGTTCAAGTAAGTATCGTAGCTGTACTCCAAATCACCGGTCGTCCAAGACTTGTGCACCCTTAAGTCAGAAGTGTAAAGACTGTCTTTCGAGATAAAGCCCTTATTGGCCGCAGAGCGCACATTCTTCCTCATATCAGAAAAAGCTGCTTCGACAAAATCTACAACTAAGTGCGTAGTGTTGTTCGCACCTACAATTTGTCTTAAATTACTGTCGTTTAAGTATACGGCATCACCCTGTTTGTCAATCCTACCATACAATAGGTGCTTATTGTGTAAATCAAAAGTTTTGACACCAGGAAATTGAGGATAAAAGTCACTTAATACTCTTTTTGCGACAAATATGTTTTCTACATTGTTTTTCCCCATTTTTTGTCCCCTATTGCTGGAATCCTTCAATCTTTGTTTCGAATTTAGAATTATTTATTGTAATTGTTGTTTTGAGCACCAAGTGATACCCACCCAGATTCATTTTGTAAGCCAGAGAGCTGGCATCCTCTACAGAGCCTAACCCTGCAAGACTCGGGTTGACATAATAAAACATTCCGGGTATAAATAGAGTATTACCAATTAAGGTCAGGTCCGTATTATAAGGAAACTTAAGCTGATCTAATGAATCTGATCCTAAAATTTCACTACCCATTGACCTAGCCTCTGCCAGGCCTGGAACATTAACCCTTTTAAAGTTCATGTTTTTTAGTATTCCTACATCCGAGCCGATATTAAAGTGATATATACCGTCTCTTATGTCCTTGTTTGGGTCGCCGCGGCGCTCTGTTATGTCTTCGTGGGATGTGACGTGCAAAAGCAGATAATCAAAGGAATTTCTGATTAAGCTTTCCGAGGTAGGGGCGGCCTCGCTTACTTTTTTAAAGTATTGCTCCTGAAACATCGTATCGTCAGTATTGATAACTTGTTTTTTAGGTAAAAGTTCTTGTAGCTTTCTGCTTTCTGTTGGGGCTCCAGGCAGGGTTAAAGAAACAAAATTGTGCCTTGTTCTTGGGGCTCTATAGTTTTTTGACATTCCAACACCTAGACCTGGCAATACCAAATCCTTTATTAAGGACGTCAAAAAAGCACCCAAAGAAAGTTTTAAATTTTGAGTTCTCACCACTTTCTTAATAAACCAAGATCTGAACAGGTTAAACGATATTGGCATTTGAGCTAAATTGATTTTTCTTACCCTGTCCTCTGAATCGAGATACTCTAGTGGACCAAGAAGCATTCTAGCTGTTTTTAGCGGGTAGTCTAGATCCACGTTATCTTCGTTGTAATATGATCTTTCATTAAACACTAAACTACCTTGATTTGCGCCTGGGAAGGGCGACTCTAAATCAAGTCGTCCGATTCCAGCGTTCTTGCATGCTAGCTCAACGATATCCCCCAAAAACATGAAATAAAACTTAAAGTTGTTTTTGTCAGCAGACACAATGGGAGCAACTTTTTTATCTTTTTTCTTTTCTGTATCGCCAGTAGGTTTGTCGTTTGATTCAGATTCAGTTTCAAATTGCAAATCAGATTCTATTGCAGCATTTAGTTCCTTCGTCGTTGCCAGGCCAGTGCCTTCTCTAATAATTTTAAATGAAGCTGGTGCTGCTCCTGAAGGGTTGTTGGCAGCTGTTGCTATGTCTTCACCAGTTGGGTCGATCCCAGGCTCCTCGGATCCCTCGACTGCTAATGCTTGAACATCTCTAGCTGCAGAAGAGGCACAAAACAGCCGCGAGCCATTGCCTGTAGGCGAGGTGTTGCCATCAATTATTTGGCCTAAAAAGCTTTGATAGATTTCTTTTTTGTATTGGCCAACCCTTTGTTTTATTCGAGTCTGTAGCTTGTCAGCATTATCGTCAGTGGTCAAAAACTTCTGCAGCTTTCCTGTATCGACTACCCTCAAGGTTGTTTTGCTTGTTTTGTCATATCTTACACCAGTCTCTATGGGAAAGCTCCTGCCAGCGGTAGCAAATTCTTCTTCAAAGATGCCACTAAAAAATCCTGGTGTTTCAACTAACTCTTTTACAGTTGTTCTTGCTTTGCATTTGTCGTCTTTGCATGTAGCTTTCTTAAGGCCTCGCATTACTGACCTAAATGTTGTTTGGGCGCCCAGGACCGCCGCTGGATGCTCGCTTGAATTAGAGATTGCCAGGGCGTTGTTCGAAGCTGCGGTGCCAGTTCTTATAATATTTTGGAATATGTTGACTTGGTTTGAAGCAATCGTAGTTTCGATCGCTCCTCTGTATTTAGCAGTTAAATCAACAGATCCGTTGTCTTTGACCGAAAAAGAGTAATCATACAGATTCAAAGACAAGACTATGTTGTGTCTTTCTATATTTCGTATCGCATCCAGTTCTGCTTTGGATAAGTTTAGGCCACGCAGTTGATTTTCGTCTGGTGCAGTATATCCTAGCAATACTTTTATGATGTAATGCTTTGGATTGTATGTGTCTGCTAATCTTGTTTTTTTGGCTGCAGTCCATGTAATAAGGTCAACGTATCTAATGCCGCCTTGTTCGGGGGGTGGTTCACCTGGTGGAGCCGCCTGGATGTCCTTCAAGCTCTTAAATGTTAGATTTAGTGTACAATCAATATTTTGCTCAATCGCGCCGTGAGTTCGACCATCTTGTGTAAAAGAAAAACTTTTCAAACCGACGTTTCTCCAGCTGGGCTTCGTGGTTTCAAATTTTAAATAATCTTGCACTGTTACTGCGCGCTCTAAACCGAAAGTGTCAGAGAATTTAATTTCTCTATAAATTGGCACTTGCTTTGATGTGGTTCTCGCGTTATTAGATTCGCCAATTTCATTATTACCAGGTGTCTCAAATAAGACCTTGTATAACCTTATCTTGGGGCGCATCAAGGAAAGAGTTGTATTTTTGATTTTATAAAAAACATCAAAATTGTCAATTCCACGAAGCCTGTTAACTAGTTTCGCACCATCGCCGTTGACTTGTCTGAAAGTAGCATAATTAAACAAGTTTTGGTTTGCGACAAAATAATTTGCCGCCTTTGTCAAGTTGCTGGTTAGTATCTCTTGCTCAACGTTAGAGTTATTAACGTCGCTATTGATGTCTTGTTTTTTTACTTCGGCCATTTTAATAACCCATATAGTATAACACAGTTTCTAGTGGAGTTGGAATATAAATAACATCTCCAAGCTTTGCATGAAATTCTGTTGGCTTTTGGTTGTAGTGTGCGATAACCCACCAAAGCTCTGGGTCTCCATAATATTCATCTGCCAATTTGAAGTATCTATCTCCAGTCCCCCAGATATGCTTTATGGTAGAAAAATTTGAAGCTTCGCCAGTGTCTGGGTGCTTTAATCTTGGAGTGTTGAATTGTTTGATTTCTTTGAGGCCACGAGTTTTTTTCAAATACGTTTTATATTGCTCGTCCTCATTAATAAAGATTTCTTGGTTTTTATATCTCATTATGGTTTTTCCTATTCGTTACTCAAATCGAGAAGGTCGCCAGGATTGTCTTTCGGTGTTGATCCAAGATCTGTCGCTTTGATATCTACGTCTAGTTGCCGAGCATCTGCGCTGCCTGGGGCAGCTGCGGCTGCGGGGCCTTGGGTGTCATTTTGTATTGTCGCTCCCGCTGTTGGTGTGTCTGCTGTTTCGCGAACAAGACCAAAATCATATGGGAAGCGAGGACCGGACGTGCCGCCTCTGAATTCTCCAGTGTAAAGATCCCAACCCAACTTGTGGTCGTGCACAACATTTAGCGTGAAGCTCACCTTTATTAGCTTTGGAATCAGTATGTTTTTGCCTTCATTTACTGTATTTTCGAAACCTGCGGCCTTTATTACATTAGCTATGTCGGATCCAAAAGAAGTGCCTAAATTGTCGACTTTTCCGCCAATAAATCCTTGCTTTACATCGTGTGTCACTGACAAGTTCTGTATGACCCCTGGGAGGCCTTGGCCGTCGTTTGTTGAAGAGCAGATCAAATTTGCATACCTAACTCTGAACATTGGAGAAGCAGCGATCGAAGTTGCTGTATCGCTTTCTTTGTAGGTTGGGTAAAGTGACGCTGCGAACCAACTTAAGTTGTTTAGATTGTCCAGGCCCATTGTAACAGAAGAAGCTGGAATTGAAAAGCCAACAGTAATTGAACGATTGTTTGATTTCCACATGTAATATGGGTCAGTTCTACCAAAAGGCTGTTCGGCCGTTTGTTTTGAGTCGAACTTATCTGATAAATTATCTAGATAAGCTATAAATTGTATAACTGGTGGGTTTTTTATATGAAGAGGTATGATCTCCAATATAGTGCCGGCTTCAGCAGCTCTACTGTTTTCTAATCCTCTCTTTTTAAACTTTACGTTGGAGAATTGGTTCTTTTCTCCTCCAAAAGCTGCTTTCTCTACTTGAAAAAATTTTGGCACTCTATGTTTCTCCCTGTGTTTATTAAACCATCTCGCTATTCATCCCGGAGACGGCTCGGTCGCTGGTAGCGGCCATCTCGCCCCTGGTAACTTCCAAAGCAACGTCAGCCACCATATTCTGCATGCTATCGCCTTTAATCTCAATGCCGGTCACAGTTACGGTCGTCTTGCTAGCATCAGCCTGATCGCCGGTGTTGGCTGGGGTCTGGGTAGCTGCCTTAAGGACGGCGCCGACACCGATGAACGCTTTCGCCCCGCCACGGGCTCGATCGGTCGCTAGCGTAGCGGCGCGTTCCACCTCGTCCTCGGCGCCTCCGAGGGCCGCGATGCCTTCGCGAGCTGCAACAAAAGTTTTTCCTAAATCACCCTTTAAGGTGCGCGCAGTTTTAATAAGTGAGTTTTTGATAACATTATTATACGATTCAGCGGCTCCAGACGCGGCTTCATATGCCTTGACTGCGGCGACACCAAACGAAGAAACGCTAGCCTTTGACTTCTCTTGCATATCCATTCCTTGTTTTGCTCGCTCAGCCAGGTTTTCTGTGGTCAACGGGCCGGTGTCAACTGCTGCCTTAGCCTCGTCGACTGCTTCTTCGCCGAGAAGCTGTCTTTGGAACTCGGCTACATTGTCGAAACCTGCGGCAGAAGCGATGATCGATTTATACCTACGGTTAAGAGACTCAAATTCAACACCCGAATTGTTGACGGCTTCAGCGATCATATCAAATTTTTCATCTGGATCGGCATGGGCTAAATCAGTGACAGATATCAAAGTATCACCCAAGACGCCGTTTAGAGTTTGTGCTGCTTTGGCGGCGCCTTCGAATGTGTCCATCTTCATTGCTATACTAACCAGTTTGCCCATCTCTGCGCCAGTGGCTGCTGATCTTGCCTGCAAGTCAGCGAAGACTTCCGTCATCTCACTACCGAACTGGGAAAGCGTTGGCATAGCGGACTCAAAATTACCAAAAACCTTATTTATGTCCATTCCAAGAGATGTTGCGATACCCGCCACAGATCTTAAGCTTTTTCCAGCTTCAACCGGAGCCTTGCCGAAAGCTTTTGTAAATACGTCGATAAGTTTTGCTGATGTTTTAGTTTGGACGCCAACTTTCTTTAAGCCAGCCACAAGGTTAGCTGTAACCGAGGCAGCTGCCGGCTCATTTTTCAAGAAATCAGCACGGAACAGGCTAGACTCTTGTATGAGAGCAGAGAGTGCTTCTTTTGAGTCTTCAACAGTAATTCCAATATCGACAAATGGTTGATCGTCAACGCTCAAATTTAATCCATCTAAAGATTCTTGAAAGCCTTCTATTCCTGCACGGGCGCCTTCGGGGTCCATGGCAGCCTGAAGGTTGTTTTTGATTGACTCTAGCGGCATACCGGTTGCCTTTACAATACCGGAGAAAGCTTTATCAAATTGCACCGGCAGCGCCTGGATGTCTTTGCCGATATCCTGCAGGCTTAGTTGAAATCCTAAAAATTTAGCCAATACCACTTCAGGTAGCGCAGCATTGATAAGGTCTCCACCTAAACTCATAAAATCGCTGCCGATGGCGGCGATCTGTTTAGCGCTATCAACAACCAATTGCTGCGCAGTGGCGCGTTCTTTGGTGCCCTTGGTTATTTTTGCTAGTTCACCACTCTCGGTCTTAAGCTGCCTTATTCGCGCATCGGATTCTTTTTTGGACTGTTCATTGATTTTTTTTATTCTATCATGAACTTCACTTTGTTTTATACTGGTGGCGAGTCGCGAATTAGCCAACTTTAGCATGGCTTTTTGGTGTTCTATTTCTCTTTGGTGATTTTTAATCTCGCGATCATAATAATTTTGACCAATCTCTTTGTTTTTGAGCTGCTTTTCTAGGGCTATTATCTTTTTTTCTTCAAGATCAACTGCTACACGAACAGTCTCCGCGTTGGTTTCAAGAATATTTCCAGCGGCTTTGATAGCTTGCTGCTGCTGCATAGTCAATTCAGATAACTGTTTTTCAGTCGCTAAAATTTCCTTAGCAATAACTAGCTTTTTCTCCATTTCTTCTATTGTAGCCATAAAAGACACCTCTATCTAGTAAATAGTGACATGCGAAAAATAAAAACCGGCTTAGGGGCCGGCTTTATCTCTCTAACGCTTCTTTTTCAGCTTTTAGTTGCTCTATCAGTTTGTGTACAAACCAACGACGAAGACCAACTGGAAGATTATAAGCTTCCAGAAAACTCCAGCCGCCTTTGTATTGCAAGAAGAAGAACTGTTCATAAACGTCCTCCATATATTCTTCACTTAGGCCAAAAAAATTCCGCGGAGAGCGGCACCTCCAGTTCTTTAAGCGAATAACACGCCTCGCAGCGATAACTCTTTAATAATTTGATAGAAGGCGTAAGCAAAGGAAATAATCCTCGAAGAAATTTTGAATCTCCGGCTGGCATTACGTCAATAAAGTCCATAACGCTATCAAAGTCTAGGCGTCCATCAACTTTTACCAAAAATAAGCTAAGCAGGCTGGTTACCAGATTCTTGCTAGTTTCTTTATCAGAGTATTTTCTTTCTTTTCTACCGTCGACCAAACGAAGGCCAACCTGAACTCCAGAGTTTGGCAGGACCAAATCAAAAGTGTTTGTCTCTCTATTAAAAGAAACGCTATTATCTCTCAAAAATTCTTTATCAAAGCAATTTTCTTGTAAGACAGCGCTCTTTAGATTGTATTCAATTTCATTTGTTGCAAAACACTCCTCGCAACGAACATTAACATTATATTCACTGCCATAAGCAGAAATTCTTGCGGCAATGAGTATAGCACTGCGATCGCCGACAAGCAAAGTTGATGGTTCAACGTCAGCAACGATTAGGTTCTCTAATAAACGATCGATAGCTAGGTTCTTTTTTAACAAAGCTTCGGAAGTTAAGATGTCCTCATCCTTCGCTGTCATGAAGCGTATCTCTATTGCCTCTTGTTTGTAAAAAGGGTGATCTTCTGGATAAAATTCACCTCTAGAGGGAAGTTCGACAAACTCTGTCGGAGCAGAAAAAGCCAGGGGCGCTGGCTGCGGTGTTGTCGGCACCGTCGTAACAGGCGTAGATTCAGGAGCGCGTCCTGTTCGCCTTTGATTGTTCCTCATTTAAACCTCTCTGAGTTTATATATTAAGTCGCTAGTGGTGTTCCACCTGCCACCGAGCTGTAGGTAGCGTAGTCATAAGTTAAGTTGACAGTGATGTTGATTAGTTCTTCACTAGCGTAATCTAACGACCCAAACTGAATCTGTGTAATAAACGCGTTCTTTAGTGTCCACTCTTCTAAGATATTAGTCGCATCGATGGCGCCAACCACTTCGCCAGGATCTGAGCCGGCTGGGAGGATAACTCCGCCGCCGTCTAGCTGCTTAATTCTAACTTCACCGATGGTACTAGTTGTTCCCACCTTTGTTACACCAGTTACCAAACCACTTTCGCTGGTTGGAGCAACATAACCAGAATTTAACAGAGCGGCGTAAAACTTGGATCCGACGTTTGGATCAACTGCGTCGATAAAGCTTACATCGAGCGGCTGCCACTTTACCACTCCAGGAAAATTAAATTGATGATTTAGAACTTGATGCGGAGTCGAACCTAGCTGATAAGAAGGCTTGGCCGCGGTCTTGACCATGAAAGTTAAGTCTGAAAGTTCCGAGAAAGTAACCAAGAACCTAAAAGCTCTTTTTGGTTGGAATCCTCCGGGTCCTGTGTCTGAAAAGAATGGCATCTATTTAATCTCCTGTTCCTACTATAAGTAGTGTGGTTAATTTATTTTAATCGTCGAATGAAGCTCCGCTTCGGGTAATAATAAAGTCTAGTGCGATAAACTCAATTGCTCGCGCTGGCTTTAAGAAGATCTTGGCGTACATGATATTTCTATCTACCAAGTCCGGTGTTGTGGTGCTATCGTCTAGCACAACTCTGAAGTCTGTTAGACCAAGACCAGCTTGCACGCCCTCAAGGAATGGAATCACCTGGCCGGTAAATCTATCCCAAGTTTGCTGCACGTTTTGGTCAAAGAGGAGCCTCGAAGCAATACGCGAGATTTCCTTTTTAACAAAAATCATCAGTCTTCTTACGTTAATTCTGTCCAGAGAAGACCTAGTGACCTGCAGCGTCTTTTGGCCGAAGATAACGATACCCTCGGATGGGAAAGACGCGATTGGGTTAATATTTGCGTCATATAATCTATCTCTCTCAGCAGAGGTAAGGCGCTCGCGAACTCCGATGACTGGAAGTCCTGCAGAACCTTCGCTTAAGCCGCCTCTAGTGAAGCCAGCTGGGGCAAACCAAACTGCTGACTTACGCTGGGCGCTTGACATTGTGCCAAGTGCGACCACGGAAGGTGGCACGTAAAGGATCGAGTTTGCCACATCATCGCGGATCTTCACGAATGGGTAGAACGCGCAACCATAGCTTGAGTTGAGGTTTAGGTCCTTAAGGCCTGTGACAGTTTCCTCTACGGAGCCGATATTAGCAGTCTCTTCGCTGTCATTCTCATGAGGAGGCTTGTAACCACCCTCTAGGTCAAGGATTGCGAGCGCGTCTGCTCTTTCTTCGCATGCTGTAAGAAGTCTACTGTTAAGGCTGTCGTTGGTGATGCCCGGCATTGTAGCTAGGTCAAATTCAATGTAGTCCTTATCAGCGGCAATGTCAATTGCCTTCTTAAGGCTGTAGTACGAAGAGTTGCCTACTTCTGTACTTGGGGTAATGTATGAGTTTCTCAGAGGATCTTTCTCTGTAATGTCAAAGCCGTCGAAGCCGCCAAACATTGGCGAAGTAAACTTCTTGTGTCCAGCGCCTGAGCCTGTCAGTACGTAGCCTGAGCCGGATTTTGCAGTCCATGAATTTCCGCGGCTACGTGAGCCTGACACCCACACAGAGTGTGTGCTATCTGCTGCGGACTGCTCAACATCATCTAAGGTAAATACCCACGAGTATTGTGTTGTTCCTGCTACTGAGCCGGCTGGATCCAAGCCTGATGGCTGACCACGATGCAGATCGGTGTTGGTAGCATCGTATCTTTGAGTACCGGCGATATTTGACTGATATCCATAGTAAGCTTTTGTTGGCTGATTTCCCTGGCCTTCAGAGCTAGACACGCGGAGCCGGCTTGATGGCCACTCAATTGAGGCAGTAAGTTGGTGTCCTCTGAAAATTAGGCGCGAGGCTGTGTGGCCCGTTGTTATAACTTCGTCTGGCACAGACCCTGTGGTTACTGCGTAGTTTAGAGAGGCTGTGGTCGACAGCAACAACTGTGTTTTTGGAACAACCGGACCCTTGACGCCGTAAGGATTTAGGCCTTCGCCGCCGCCATTTTTGACCTTTTCAGTGACCTCAACGCGTAGAATCTTTGAGCGATTCGGGTTATCGCCATGTTCCCTAATTCTCTTATTCGTCTCATCATACGTGTAATGCACGTCACCAATTAATCTTGCGATATAATTTGGCGATGTTGGATCTAAATTGCAATTTGAGTATTGCTCAAGGATCGTTGGCGAGCTATCGCGATCATAAGCGCTGCGCACTTGAACCGTGAAGCTGCCATACTTGTTGTAGTTGTCAGTGGGCTCTTTAATATCGACAATCGAGATTTTGTAGTCTCTGTTGGCCTGCTCGCCACTATCAAGTGCATGAAACTTGAATAGATCTTGTGTGTGCGCAGTAGGATCAAACGACGCAGAAACTGAGCCGCGAGTATCCTGTGAAATAAAATATCCAGTTTGCGCAGCGCGTGAAGAGATTTGGTGGTTTGCCCACACTACATTGCCACCGCCGTCGCCGAGGCCCACAATAACACCGTAGAGTGGAGCCGTGTTTGCTACAACTGCAGCACCTAAACCATCTCCAGTCTTGAGCTTGGAGTTTTCTCCACTTCTCAGATTAGATTCGAAAGTCTCGCCTAACCAGTATTTTTCAGCGGTTCCGACAATATCATCATTTGTTGATGTCGGGTCAGTGTTGAATACTTTTCGGATAAATGTTTCTGAATCTCTGTTGAAATCAAAAGTAGCTGTTTTGTTAATCGTTCCGTCTCCGTTCAAGACGTTTGCGGTGAATTTTTGCCCTGTCGCGCTCTCTACCAAAATGCCGGCTCCTGAAAGCTTAACTAAATTTGCGCCAGAGCCAGTTGCGGTGGAGCCCGTTAGTGTCATCGCACCTTCCTGCAGATACCAAATAGCAGCTAACGTACCTGTCACCGATGTTGCAGAGGCAGTGGTAGCAGAAGCGGAAGGAAATACTAAAAGACCGTAGGCTCCGCCGGCTGACGATAGTGTGGTGCCAAGATCTTCATCCGTAATCCAACCGGCTTTAGCAGCGTCGGTGTTTGCAGCGTTGCTAGCTTGTTCACCAAGGACGCGGTATACGGTGCACGGTGAATTATTACGAAGCCAAGCCTTTACAGCATATGCGGCGTATGTAGGAGCAGTCATTTCGCCAGAGCGCCAAATGTCACCGGAAGCATTTCCTGGCGCAGGCTCGCCAAATAGATTAGCGAATTCCTTAAAAGATTCTACCTTGACAGGTCTCAGGCCCGGGCCTTTTTGGAACCTACCAATAACTAGAGGCCCCATTCTCTCTGGCAAACTGGGAATTCCAGACTCATCAATTTCATCAATGAAAACCCCAGGTGATACAAACTTAAACTTATCGACTGACATGCTTCTACGCTCCTTAAATATAAGCTAGCTCAAAAATTATGAACTTTTTCTCTAATAAATAGTGTTCGTTAACTACAAACTCCTTTAAAATCTAAATTCTCCGTCCTCATCTTGTACAACAATTCTCTCTCTTGCAAAACGTATCTCCACTGCGTTCTCTCTCCTGACAACTCTCGGTCTTTTTTCGTTCTTTTCGTCGCCGATCAAATAGCCAAAAACATCCATTGATATAGTAGTCTCATACGTTCTTTCATTAGTTTGATAATCAACTACAGTATTAGTGGGATTGTAGTCTTCGCCAATGAAGGCTTCATACTGATTGGAGTTGTGCTCTATGATAACTCTTCTGTGAGCGTTCGAAACTCTAACAAACGGGGTCAGGACGTCATTCATCTGCTCTTGGTACTCTGTCTTAATCACAAAGTTGTAACTAACCGTCACATAAATTGGAATCGGTATGGTTATTGTTTCGTATACAATTTTACCGTTTTTATCTTTTTTGTATAAAGGGAAGTTTTTGTCGCCGGCGCGGCGGTGGGCGTCAGCATTAGCAAAATTTCTAGTTTTGTCCTGTTTTATTACCTTATTAACTGTTAAAAATCCACCCTTGACATCGTTTACGGGGTCTAGCTTTGAAAAAGGTATGACACGGCTACTTTCATCTTTTTTTACGCCTGTTCTTTCGACCGACACGACGGGTAAAACTACCATGCCTGTTAAATCTCTTGGAATATTGTCATTCTTAATGTTGTGCGCTCTTTCGGCGGCTGACCAAATAACTGGAACTTTTTTGAAGCCTTTGTTGGTTTTGGCTTGGATATCCATTGTGTCATTTAAAAAGTTATATACAGCAAAATCTATGTCTTCTAGGCTAGATTTAAACCGAGGGACATCGCGTGATGTTTCTTCCTCATTTTTAGACATCGAATAGCCCCTCCCTGCTTCTTATGCACTCTGCAGTTATTTCCATTCTGCGATCTTGCTGGCCAAAGAGTTCCCTAGGCTCTTTAAGGCTAACAATCTCGTAAAATCCCCCACCATATGCTACAAAATCACCCTCACGAACGAAAAGATCTTGGTCTTCCGTTAGTCTTCTTTTGTGAAAGTGTATTGTTAATTTTGTTTGTTTATCAACACCATATTTATCTGTTCTAGTTTCCTCGCCGGCGAAGTCGATCAGAGCATAGACTCTGACGGGAGGCAAAAACGACTTGACAATCGCTTCATTATATAAAGGGTGGAAATTAGTATGCTCTAGATCCACTGGATAATACGCAACGACCTGTCCAATCACTCTTTCGATTAGCTCGTCATTAACCTGTTTTACAAGATCGCGCTCTTTCTCGCCCAAGAACAAGGGGGGCGGCGGGCTATCTGGTTGTTTCCATTTATCTTTCTCGCTCGCCATTTATTTTATCCTTGATATATGAAGTATGGGTATGTTTGTGCGGTCTCTAGAGCGTTCTTACTAATATTTTTCTGAAGTTCTGAAATCTTTTCGTACGTCATTTCATCAAGCACCTTTTGTAGCTCTTCGCGCAATGTCTTTTGCTCTTCCCTGGCTTCTGATATTAGTTTGTCTCCATTTAGGCTGACGTTATTGCCGGGGATAGGTATTTGACCAAATTTAGACCTTACCTGCCCCAAGGTCTCTTTGGCTAACGACAGTGCGAATCTGCGAATCCACTGCTTGCCAATTGAATTTATGTTTTTGTACGGAATGTTGGCCAATGGTAAAGTGTTCATGTTATTAACACCCTCAACTCCAGATTTCCTATCCTCTTGGTCCTCCCAAATTTCCTCAAAAGTTGTGAACTCTACCCACATGCTCTTTGGAGACATGCTAGTAGGTATTGGGTATACTCTCAATTTATTATTCTTAATTTCGTAAGAGTAGTGTGAATTTCTAGTATATATCGCGTCTTCATATGCCATAGCCTGGAGCTTGTTGTGCCACGGTGGTATCACTTCAAAAGTAGAGTCGTCTGCGTACATTCCATAAGTTGATAAGTTGCCAACTGCGTTCATGCCGCCATAATAACCATAGAATCTCCACATTGCATGTGGAGTTTTATAATATACTCTACGAATATTAACTCTGTTTTTGTCAACAGAGCCGGAGAATTCTGCTCCCTCATCAGACCCGTCGATCGAGGCGGAATAAATAATAGCTTGTAAATCATAATCTTGCTGATCTTCGACCAGCGTAAAAGAAGCAGAATAGATAGGCTGTGTGCCTCCGATTCCAACTTCGGTACTAACCTGATCCATAACTTGTCTAGAGTACCCAAGTTTAAATTTTGGATATTTTGTTTCGACGTTACTGCCGCTTAGTGCATCTGTTCTTTGCCCGTCGTGATCAAAAGTGCCAGTTGTTGCGCCAAGCGAGCTATGAAGAATATTTTTTGATTGGTGTACATTAACAATGTAAGAATATTCTAAAGTCGCTTCTTCGTAAGAGGCATAAATGTTGCCTACTTTGAGTTCGATATCAAGTATGTCGCCGCCTAACTTTTTGAAAGCATATGATACTTGATCGGCAGCGCCCGTAATAAAATTTGAATCAAACAGTTCCGAGCTTGTGTTTACGTAGAGGCCTAGTGGATAATGTGCTGTGCTGCCAGCGCCGTCGACACCAGTGCCTAAAGTGCCGGTCGAGGGCAGTATTACCGCTGAAGTTTGTGAGCTTGGTGTTAAGGTTGGTGTTGCCATTCATGAGGCCTCCTATCATTATAATTAGTAAGGAGAGTGCCTTTAATCCTTGGCCTTTACCTTAGTTGTTTTAGAGCTGGCTCTTTTTGTTTTTGTTTTGCTTGAAGATTGCACTTTTGTCTTCTCTGGCGTGGGGTTAGTGACCATTTCGTGAAAAGTTTCGCGCGACGTGCTAGTTGGCTTTTTCACTGTCTTTTTTGTAGTCTTCTTTTGTTTTATAGTTTTTGCCTTCGTCTCCGCCTCTAGTTTAACCGGCTCCACAGTTTCAGTTGGCAGCACAATTTCTTCAGGCGCCTCTACAGTCTTTTCGACACGTCCCTTAAGCTTCTCCATGTTTGCTCTAATCGATGCATATTTTTTAGCATATTTTGCCATTGTCAGTCTTTTTGTACGCTTACCCATAAGGGCCTCCTATTTTTACTTATATAAGTAGTCTAGCAAATAAAAAGCCCTCTGTTAACAGAGGGCTTGATATTGATAAGGCTTAAAGTTGAATTACTTATTAGGTACCTTCGACTACGGCAGCGGACCCAGAAGCAAGGACCTGGCCATAAAAATTAGTACCGTCGCAGACTAGCTCTAGAGCGTCGCCCTTCTTACATGCGGAAAGGTCAAACCGAAGACCACCAGCAGCTGCATAGTGCTGAACGTTTCCATCACCAGTCGCGTTTTCGCCAACCTGGACAGCCGCAATATTCTGCGAGTCTGCGTCACCAGCAGATGATGTAATTGTAACGTCACCACCAGTGATTTCTCTAACTATGAACTTAGCCCACCAGCCAGAGCCTGCGTCGGCAGCGCTTGGTAGCGTCATAGTAAAACTAGCCGAGTGGTTTCCAGCAGTAGCTGTTCCCGAGCTAATAGTAAAAATTGTGCCGCAATCTGCAACATCAATTGTTTTTGCCGCCGTTACATTTTCAACCTTTTTTCTATCGGCGCTGTATCTTCCTAACTTACTCATGTTCGTTTTCTCCTTTTTAAAAGGCTAGTAGCCTTATCAATCATAATAAATAGTAAACTCTTCTTTTAAATTCCAAAATAAAAACCCCGCCAAGAGAAAACTCAAGGCGGGGCTTATTTTAGTCACCTAGATGGTCGCCTAGGACTTCTTAGCTAGCACCTGCTTCGCCAAGGAGACCGCGAACAACGACTAATCCGTACATATCAGGACGGACCATCTTCTTAGCGTAACGGGTCATGACGCCCTTACGTGGCACGAAGTCTTCCGTACCGAAGATGGTAGGAGTAACCTGTAGTGGCACATATGGAGCGTAAACGTATCCGCTTTCTAGGAAGCTTCCACCCTTACGGCCGACGAGAACGAGGTTTCTTGGGAAGTAAGGATCGACGTGGACGTCGAACTTACGTGAAAGAGAACCAACATTCACAGCACCAACGGAGCCGCTGTCGGAGTCATGGGTAACGTTAGCGCGGAATCCAGCAGTGAACTCCATGATGTTAGCAACTTCTGGTGATGTTACCAGGAAGTTAGCTCCACCGCGGAGAGTCTTTCTGTGGATCTGAGCCGACATGTCGTTAATGGTCTCAACAAGAGTCTCGTACCACTCGCTAACTGTACCAGTGAAGTCTGGGGCAGCAGCAGTGGCGCCAAGCTCAAGACCGGTCTCTCTGTCAACAAAGAGGCCAGGTGAACGCGACCAGTAATAAGTACCAGCGGTTGCATCTTGGATAAGATCATTGAGAATCTCACGATCGATTTCAAGGGCGACCTGCTCAGAAAGAATCTGAGTAAGCTCAACTTCAGCATCAAGATTGTGATATGCGTTGAGATCTTGACCAAGCTCTGGGGACCACTTGGCCTTGAGCTTCTTGGTCATCGCGGTAACAGCGATGCTGTCAACCTTGATGTCGATCTCGGCAATCTCATTCTTGTTGGTCGTTGAACCAGCGTTGCCAGTGCCTGGAGTTGGCTCTTCAAGAGGCCAGTTGTCAGCACCAACAACGGATCCGATAGCGACGCCGGCGTTGAAGTTGTCCTCAACAGCATAGCTAACGCCAAATCCGCCGGCTTCGGTGTTGTCGGAGCCATCGGGCGCAAGAACTGTAATTGTAACTGTATCGCCATCAACACTAGTGAGTCGACGAACAATTTCGTCATCACCAACAGAAGAAGTAAAGTTTAGAGTTCCAAGAGCCTCGCGGTTGAGGTCCGTAGGAGCGGTAAACGTAAACTGCGCGACTGTAGCAGTGGCCTTGTCAGTTCTGTTAAGAAGATCCGGATCGAATCGAACCAACTTCTTTTGAGCTTCAGAAAGGCTGCTGATCACAGTCTGCGGAAGGGCAGCAACCGCTGCTAGCGTAACAGTGCTAGAAGCAGTGGCATGCGAGTATCCATTCGCAAGGTTGTAGAAACCACCACCAGTTTCCTTGATGTCACTGACACCGCCGGTGATCTGCGATGCAACAACTCCACCACCATACACGGATCCGCCAGCAACGGAGCCAGCGCGAGCGAGGTTAGTAGTAAAATCGAGGAAGAAGATGAGTCCAGAAGGAAGGCTCATTGGCTGAACCGACACAAGGTCGTTTGCCAGGAGTCCACCAAAGACTCGGCGAACGATTGGGAACGCTACGGAAGCGAAACCTTCAACGTCGCCTGCGGCCATCGACGAGGCCTCTTTAAGAAGCTGCGCGGCCTGGTTTTCGAGAAGACGGGCCATTCCGTTCTTCTGCTGATCGCTATCAAGTCCTTCAAGAAGTCCAGTAGCTTCCCACTTATCCATTAGGGCAGCACCTTCTCTCTGGAGGGATCTATCAACGATACCTTCAGTTAATTTTTCTAAAACAGACATTATTTTAATCTCCTATAATTTATTAATCTTTGTCTATTCCGGCTAGGAATTTCCAACGGTTTAACGTTGGGTTTGAAGTTTCTCTGCTTTGTTGTTGTTTTCTAGCAGATAAAATTACCGAAGACGACTTTTGTACTGCCTCACTCAGTGAATTTGGCTGCGTTTTACTTGAGGTGCTGCCCACTGTGTTTTGAAGTGTCTCAAAAATTACTTTTGCCTCTTCGATGGTTTCGGCGTTTGAAATAGCTTCGGCAAGCTTCTGCTTTTGCCGCTCATTTAAGGAGTCGCTGTCCAATGCCTTATTTTGATAAAGCAACTTTGCATTTGTTATATTTGCTTTGTCAAGTTTTTCTTCTAAAACTGCAACTGCTTTTTGAAGTTTTAGAGCAATGTTTCTTGTTTTTTCTAGTGTTTCGTGAAGCGCTTGAGCTTCCTGTTCTTTTGATTCGTTTATATCTGTTAGTTTTTTGACAGCTGCGCGTAGGGCTGCTTTCTCTTCTCTAACTTTAGAATCTTGTTCCAGCGCCAGAAGCTCTTCTTCGGCTAATTCAATTTCACCTTCGCTTATACCTGCCCAGCCACGCTTCTTTGGCTGGATATCAACCTCCAGGCCTTCTAGCTGTAGTTCATCTAGATCTTCGTCGAGATCTTCGTCGAGATCCTCAAATAAGTCTAGATCTTCGTCCAGGTCCTCATCGAGATCTTCATATAAGTCTAGGTCTTCGTCTAGATCTTCAGCAATATCTTCGGGTCCGAGATCTTTTTCGTCCAGGGACTCCTCATTTAAAAGGTCGACTTCTTCTAGCAGTCTGTCTAGTGGAATTTCAATTTGGTCGTCGTCACTAGCAGTGGCCGCAAATGGAATATGTTCCATAACAGAAGAGACAGTATCTTGTGCTTCACCTGGGGCCATGTCCATGGTGTCTGCCTCTGCTGCCTCTGGTGTTAGCCCTAGTTCAGAGTCTAAATTCAGGTCACCCTCTTCTTGCTCTAGAAGAGTCTCGATCGACTCTTTGATCTGGCTAGAGTATTTTTCTAAAATTAAAGTTTCTGCGTTTTTAGTCGCTGCCTCGCGAAGGGCTTCAGCATCGATGATCGCTTGTTCTAACATATCTGACATTTATATTGCTCCTAGAAGGCTATTTGTCATAATAACTAGTCACAAACTAATGAAAAATCCTGTTTTATGATTACGGGTTAGCGGCGCCGAGTGGTGACGGGTTGAAATACACCAATACATCGCCGCCATCGTCATCGATCGCATGGCCGACAGCGCGGACAAACTCGCCACTTGAACTAGGTGGCGTAAAGTCAAAATGGCCGGCTGTGGTGGAAACATAAACGGGCAGTCCGTCGACAGCACCTGAGCCTGGCACATTAAGTATTTCTGTCGAAGGAATGCGCACAAAGCCGCGCAATAAGACGCCAACTTGTTGCGAACTACCTGCGAAACCTACTGCCAAAAGCTGGTTTCCGCCAGTAGACATCGCGCTGCCGTCAGCCTGATCCCACGTGCCATCTGTGTGGAGAAAGTAAATTTGCCCTGCTGTTAAAGTGTCATTCGCTCCCGGGGAGTAAATTAGTCTTTCGCCGCCGCCTTCGCCGTCTGAAAGTTGATTTTCAAAAGTGACCAATTGATAATTGCTGGTCGTAGAGAACACAACTTTAGGATCAAAATCGTTTACACCAACCCTGCCGTTAAGTTTTGTGATTGTCGACCCATTTCCAAAACCGCCAATATCAATAGTCGAGCCAGACAGGACCATTCCAGCTGAAGACCCTGAAATTACTAGCAGGTTATCGCCATTTTCATTATATTCTATGTGCGATTCTTCGCTGTCTCCAAAATATAGCTTCTGGTCGTCTGGAATCAAACCCCCTACGGAAGATGTAAAGTTTGTGTTAAGTGTTAACCCAGTGGTTGTTGTTAAAACGAAAGGATCTGTGTCTGCAAAACTCCCGAAACCAGATTTTATATGGAAAGTTTCATTCGAGCCCATGTTTCCGACTGACCACTTTGAACTACCGTTGCTCATGAAAGTAAACTGTGTGTCGCCGTTGGCCGTGGTGTTGTCAATGTTGACTCTGCAATAGTCTGAATCGCCTGATTTAAATGTCGCAATCAGGCCATTCGTTGTGTTTGCCGCGGAGGCGTTTACAACAAGGATGCCAGAGGCTTTCGAGGCTGAATTGTCCTCGCCGATACCCAACTTTTCAGGTATGCGGACAAAATTGCCGGAAAGCACAGTGCCATTTGGCGAAGAACCGGAAATAACCAAAAATCCATCGCCTTCTTCGTTGTGGAATATTCTTGCTTTCGCTGAGCCCGATGTGGCGAAGCCTAGGCCTGAATTCCCGCCGCCGACAGCGTTAATTGCTGGGCCGCGAGTTACTCCTGACGGAACTAGATATAAAAATTGATTACCAGACTGATCGCTAAACTGGCCAGTGTTGTTGTGCTTCATATTAATCTTGAATTCAACACTGCCGCTAAGCTGGCCTGAAAGCGAGCCGGTAATATCTAAATCGTCGTGCACATTAAAAGTTGTGCCGTCATAAGTCAAGCTAGCTTCTGCTGTAGCGGTACCGTCTCCGTCTGACGTCAAAAGCCTGTTGTTGCCATCACTAGCTATAACTTCTGAAAGGTTGACTTTCAGCTGACTGCTGGCGACATCGAGTCCATCTCCAGATATTGCAGTTAGCAAGTCTCCTATTGCATCTTGCTTTGTACTGCCATCGGAATCTAAAAATATAAATGAATCTAATTTGTCAACTGCGCCGACAGGAATGTCAGTACCAGTTATGGGCGTCAAAATTACTTTGCCCGTGTAGTCAACAGCCAACAAGCTTCCAGGGCCGGCCATAGAGCCACTTCCCACTGTAGTCGAATCTAATACAATCTTTGAACCAGATAGCACCATGCCTGTTTTGGACCCTGAAATAACAAGCAGGTTGTCAGCAGTTTCTCTATATTTTATGAAAGCGTCGTTTTGAGTTCCAAAGTAAAGAGGGAGATCATCATTTATTCTTGCGTCATCATTAATAACAAATGTTGTGCCGTTGTATGTTAAATTGGCTTCCCCATCTAAATCAGTTGTTGTTGAACCTAAAGTTACCAGACGACTTTCAGCTTGGTTGTTAATCGCAGTTACTGTACCCACAGAAGAAGTTAAAACAACTTGTCCAGTAGAGTTAACTGCCAAGAAGCTTCCTAAGCCCGCGATAGAACCAGACGCGACGGTGCCAGAATCTAACACTAATTTTGATCCAGACAAAACCATGCCGGTAGCGGAGCCAGAAATAATCAAAAGATTGTCACCATTTTCATTATATTCTATGTGTGCATCTGGCAATTGTCCAAAATAAAGCTTTTTGTCATCGTCCAGTTTAATATTTCCACTAAACTGCAGATCGTTTGCGTCAATTGTCGCAATGTCTGACCCGCCAACTTCTATTTTAAGGATGTTGTCGGCTGACGCGCGTATGGAAGTCGTGGCAGCACCATCAAAATCGATACGGCCCTGGCCGTTGAGATCTATGTCATCGACATAAAGCTTTCGCCACGCATGTGTTCCATTGCGCCCGAGATCATGGGCGCTGTCAGCAGCTGGCAACACTCCGTTTAAAGAAGAGCTTAAGACAATATATTGACCAGCAGTCCCAATTGTCAGGCCGGAAGTGTTGTTTGCTGTTATTGTAGATACATCATTGGCGTCATCGCCCTGGTCAGCGTTCATGGTTATGACTACCGCGCCAGCCTCTCCGCCTGTTAATGTTATGCCAGAACCGCTCGCTTGTAGTGTGCCGGTAAGCAACAAGTTGTTATTATTGTAGTCAAATGTGAGATTTTCGCTTCCGCTCAAAACAGAGCCGGAAGAAAATACTAGATGTTTGTTGTTGGCAGATCCCATGTGGAAAGACGAAGAGCTAAGGTCGCCGACCACTATCGAAGCAATTGTGTCTTCAAAAGCCAGCCTTTGCCAAGTACCAGATCCACCGCCGGCAGATGCGGAATAAATGCACCAGTCATTTACACTCCAGCTAGAGTGTCCGTCGATATTGATTGACCCAGCGCCGGTGACCTGCCAGTAATCACCTGCAGATGCCGTAAGATTTGTTGGTGTTCCGTGGGCGCCGCTAACGAGCAGACCTGTATATGCACCTGCTGGGGCGCCAGGGAGGCCTGATCCGGAACCAGCGTTTGTGCTAGCATTCCAGTACCCCTGAAATCTTGCGGCGCCTAAATACGCTATGCTCCCCGATGCTGTTGGCATTCATAAACTCCTGTGTTAAAAAGTGCTACACGCCGCATAAACATTAGATTCATCATCATCGCCAACAAAAGCGACCCGGTCGACGCCAGCAATTTCATAAACTCTATATTCACGATCGCTTGGCACCTGGGCCGACTCGGCGCGACCCGAGTTAGCGGCGGAGACGGCCGTCGCGGTTGGGGCCGAATTTGCACCTACAGGATCAAAACTTTGTGGAATTTCAAACCACTTTTCAAAAGCATGACAATAACCAAAAACGTTTATGTTTCCAGGAGTGCCAGACCCGTTTGCGTCCGTCACAAGAAGATGCAAAAACCTTTGATTTTCTGTGGCGTATCCTACTAGTTTGTAACCAGCGTTGCTTGAACGTAAGTTGTCGGTGTTTGCCTCTAGGGTCACCACGGTGCCGGGATCGCCAGCTATGTTTTTGGGGCTTCTTGTTCGTCCCCAACTATTATGCCTGTGTACAGCCATTTATCTTCTCCTGCTTTTTTTGTTTTTGGTATCTAAAGCCTTATTCCTGTTCGCCTCGGCTTTTTGTGCATTCTTTAGCTTCTTTATTTTTTCTCTTCTTCTTTTTGTAGAGGCTTTTGTAAAGAATCTTTTATCTAAATAGTCTTCTATAATTCTTT